CGTTCTTTCATCGAGTGGCGGATGAATCTTGGACAGCGCGGCGTCACGCATGTCGCGCAGCTTGGACAGGTTTTCGTTGTTCATGGGGTTGTCCTGTAGGGGGCGAGGGCATCAGCGATCTTTAAATCCAATCGCGCGTTCCCTCCGCTGTCTTCGTTTAGCAATGATGGACATTCGCCACGAACCGCTGCATAAAGCTCAGTCAGCGCCTCGACCAACTCCCGCACCTTCGCATCTGCCGCCCTGCGCTCTATCACTTCTTGGAGGAGGGCGGTGGCGGCGGCGATCAGGCGGGCGTTGGCTCTGCGCTCTTCTGCGCCAACCGTATCGCCCCTAGTCGTCGGATACGTGACCGAGCCGATGACGTAGGTTGTCGGGCGCACGCCTTCCACGTGGGTCACGTCACGAAGGATTCGGATGCTTGGACGAAGCTGTTCCGCGCCATGCTCGCCGCCAACATGCCACGGCCCCGGCGTATGCCCACGCATCGCCTCCAATTCCGCATCCGTCAATCGCTGGTTACTCATGCGTGGTCTCCTGTGCGGCGGGTGCCAGCGAATCGCACTATTCCTCGACGCGCGTCATCGCAGCGAATTTCGGTCATCGCCTCGTGCATTTCTTGCGCATGGGCAAGCATGGTTCGGAATCCGCTGATCGCGTCATGCTCGCCAGCGTCAGACAGTTTCGTCATGTCGTAGACCACCCCGGCCATCTGAAAGCAAAGTTTGACGCCAGCGATTCGGTTCAGGTGGGCGAAGAATCGGCAATGCTCGTCCGAACCGAGCTCCCAGAATGCCTCTGCAACTTGCTCTGCGGTAAGATCCGCAGACTCTCCGTGTAATACTTTCATTCGCACTCACTCCCATCAATAGCCGCCTCAAGCGCATCCGATTCGCGGTCTGCCTTGGCGATACGCATTGCCTCGTCCGTGACCGCCTTGGACAGTTCGACTTCGGCGCGGAATGCTGGATTGTTGTCGATCATCCAATCTGCCCACTCCGCGATCCACGGCGATTCCGTGAGAAGTTCGGTGACAGCGTTCCGGTCGCTGCGGATGTTCTTGACGGCGCGCGCAATCTGGTCTTCGGTCGGCTCGATGGGTTCAGGCTCGTCGCGCGGGCTGGCGTTGTCGTGGTTGTACTGGTGGCGTTCCATGTTGTTCATGTCATTCTCTTGTTCGTAGCGTGTTGCCAGCTTGCAACAGGCGGATATCGACTGTCAAGCACTTTCGCAAAAATAGTTGTTGCCGTCCGGAAACTGACCTGATATAAAGTGAGGCATGAACCCAAACGAAAAAATCCGCTCGCTCATCGACTCTGGCTGGACGCAATCCACCATTGCCGCGAAATTGGCCGTTAGCCGATCCACAATCATGCGCTACCAAAAAGATCAGCGCCGCCCTAGCTATGCGCTCGGGGCGCAGATAATGCGGCTGCGCGAGAAACGATCATGACCCCGTTCGCCACTCCCCTGGTGGCAACCACGTCCGGCAGTGCGTATTCCCCTGCGCACTGGCCGGACGACCTTTCGGGCTTCGGCCCAACGCCCGCAGGATGGTACAGGGCCGCGCTATTCGCTTCGCGCGTTGCTGCGGGCGTAATTTCAACGTGAGGATGATATGAGCGAAGATCGTTTCAAAGCGTTGAAATCCGAATCTGCTGGTAGCCTGGAATTTTGGGAGAATGACAACCCAAAGTGCCCCCACTGCGGGTATGTCTGTGACATTTCAGACAACGAGTGGTGGCGGATGTACGAGGAAGGCGAGCACGAGGCAGAATGTCCCTCATGCGATAAAGAATTTCTAGTGGAGACGCGAGTTTCGTTCTCGTTTAGCACTGACCGGCAAGACGATGACTGACTACGACGAAGGCCCACCCCGCGTAAGCGCGTTGCTGCGTGGCGTAATTTATGACTGACTACCTCTACCAAGGCCCCATAAGCACGGCCTACGACCGGCGCGTGATCCAATCTCCGCGCATCCCGTACTACTGCGGGAAATGCGCGCAGGCGATAGACGTGCCTACGGGGACGGAGTTTTGCGGCAAGTGTTCCCAACAAACTGAGGGGTGATGGAAATGATTGAACTTCGATGGATACTCCCGCCGCACACGACGACTCGCCCGGCAAAGCTGCAATGGCGCGTGCATCTTCCGGTTATTGATATTGGCGGCAATCTTTGCCCCGGTGATTGGACGGAATGGGAGACGGTTCCGACCGTTGTTTTGCATGATGCTGAAGCGTTTGAATCATGACCCCGCATGACGCCCTAGAGACCCGCATAGCCCTCCTGCACGCCGATTATCTGCGGATGCTGCGGGAGATTCGTGAATTTATTGGAGAGCGAAATGAGCTTTGATCTGTTTGGCTTCGACTGTATCAGGAGACACGGAATATACGGATTCTGGATCGGCTGCGTGACTAATTCTGATGACGAGAAACGCAGCCTGCTTTGTATTCATCACGCAGAAGGAATCTGGCGGGTCGAGGCTTTCTGGATGACGTTGGTCAATCACTACTAACCCTTGACTCCCCCGCCGAATAGGCGTTGAATAACGCGGCCCCTTACGCATGCTGATCCCATGCGGACAGGCCGAACCTAGCGGTTTGGGGCCACCTCTTTCTAGGCAGCACTAGGAGTCGAAATGACGCCCAAAGACCATCGCCTCGAACGTAGCATCGAGATCGCTCAATTCTCCGTCTACGCCGCCAAGACGCCAGAGGAAAGCCGCCACGCGCTGGACTGGCTCAAGCGCCTGATCGACCAGCGTAGCCCGGAAATGGTGCGGGAGATTGCGGAACGGAAGGCAGCAGAGTGAACCGTTACGACCGCTATCCGGGCGACTACCTGCGCGACACCCTGACGCTCACAGCGGCTCAGGATGGCATGTACGGACGCCTGATGGACTATTACTACACAACCGAAAAGCCGATCCCGGCTGACGACGTGGAAAGCGTCACGCGGTGTCGGAATGACGAAGATAGATCAATAACCCAGTGGGTTTTGTCTAGGTTTTTCACTTTGACCCCATTGGGTTGGCAGCATGGTCGGATCGAGCGGGAGATAGTAAAAGCACGCCCAAGGATCGAGGCAGCTAGAATCAATGGGTTACTGGGTGGAAGGCCAAGAAAAAAACCCGCTGGGTTCCTGCTGGGTAACCCAGAGCATAACCCAGACGAAACCCAGATCGAAAGCTCTCCTTCGCCTTCGCCTTCGCCCCCTCCTTCTACGAAGCAAGGTCAAAAGAAAAAGCAGCCATCGCAAGCGACGGCTTTGGCGTTCGAGATACCCGACTGGCTGGACAAAGAGGCTTGGGTAGCCTTCCTCGAAATGCGCAAGAAGATTCGATCCCCGCCAACCCACCGCGCCTGTAGGTTGCTGATTGCTGAACTGACCAAGCTATCCCAGAGCGGATACGACCCGGTTGCCGTGCTTGACCAGAGCATCGTTAACTCGTGGAAAGACGTTTACCCGATCAAGAACAAAGGAGCCACCAATGGAACGCATCAACCCCGCGAAAGCGCTTCGGGACGTGCAGAACGCCTCGGAAACGAACACCTTGCTAGAATCGAGGAAGCCGAGAGACGCGGCAATGATCCGCTTCTGGCAGCGCATGGCAGCGATTTACGGCCATAAGTGGACCTCCGCCTTTGGTGACTCGCCGTTCAACGATCAAGGCGTGATGACCATTGCGGGCGATACGTGGCAGCGTGGGCTTACGGGAATCTCCGAGTCTGCCATTGCCAAGGGACTGCAAGCCGCTTTGACCAGTGCGGACGGATGGCCCCCGACGCTTCCTGCTTTCCGTGCGCTGTGCTTCGATATCCCGGCCTTCTCGGTTGTGCGCCGCGAAGCCTGCGGGATCAACCGGAGCGGGTTCACGACGGTTGCGCTTAGTTTTCTCGACCTGTACCGGTGGAAGCATACCGACCAGGACAAGGCGGATCGCCTATTGCGCGAGGCTTACGAGGAAGCCGTGGTGTATGTGGTCGAAGGCGGGGAATTGCCCGAGCCAACGCTTGCGCTTCGGAAGGAACTTGGCGCGAAGCCGTTTGAACAGGCCAAGACACCTGAGGAAGACGCGGAAGCAGCCCGCAATGCCAAGGCGGCGATTGAGGAACTCAAGGCCCGATTCTGCCAGCCCGAGGAATCCGGCATAGACGGAGAAGGGCTGTACCGGCAGGGTATTGCCTGAAATAAGAAACCCCCGCGACATGGCAGTGTCCGAGGGCGTGGCAGTTGGACCGATCAACTACGAGGTAAGTATGTCATATCAGGATTTCATCGCAACAAAGCGGCACCTAACCGGGGACTTCGGTTTTGAGCCGGAATGGATGCCAGAAGGTGGCTTCGATTTCCAAGAGGCCATCATTGGTCGTTCCGTTCGCAAGGGCCGGATCGGGGTGTTCGCGGATACCGGGCTTGGCAAGACTCTGATCCAGTTGGCGGTCGCGTACAACATCGTCCGCAAGACGAACCAGCGCGTGCTGATTCTGACCCCGTTGGCGGTGGCGTTCCAGTTCATCGACGAGGCAACCAGGATCGGTATTGACGACATTGCTCATTCGAGGACTGGCGAACTTGAGGCCAAGATTGTCGTGTGCAACTACGAACGCCTGCACCTGCTGAACCCGGCTGACTTTGTGTGCGTGATGCTGGACGAATCGAGCATCCTGAAGAACTTCAACGGCAAGATACGGGACCAGATTGTCGCGTTCATCAAGCAGGTTCGGTACCGCTATCTAGCAACGGCTACACCCTCGCCTAACGATTTCATCGAGCTAGGGAACAGTTCTGAGGCGTTGGGCTACATGGGCTATATGGACATGCTCTCCAAGTTCTTCAAATCGAACCAAGGGAGTGCGGACAGCAACAACCGAAATATCGGGGAAAAGTTCTACCTGAAGCCACACGCGGAGAAAGACTTTTTCGCATGGGTCAATCAGTGGTCGATCATGGTAAAGAGGCCGTCCGATCTTGGATTCAGTGACGCACTCCACAACCTGCCGGAACTCAAGACTGTTTCACACGTTGTCGAGAACAACTCCCCGTTCGTCATCAATGGGCAAGGTTCTCTGTTCACAGTGCAAGCCCGCACTATGTCCGAAGTGCGCGAAGAACAGAAGGTGACGGTCGAGGCTAGGTGCGAACAGGCTGTTGAACTGGCAAAGGGAAAGACGTCGGTCTACTGGACAAACTTGAATCAAGAAAGCAGCCTTCTGGCCAGCCTGGATTCTGATGCCGTCGAGATTCGCGGAGACATGACGCTAGACCGCAAGGAGGAACTGCTAGTTGCGTTTGCTTCTGGCCAGATCAAGCGTTTGGTAACCAAAGCCAAGATGACTGGAATGGGCCTGAACTGGCAGCACTGCAACCACACGGTCTTTTTCCCGACGTGGAGCTACGAGCAGTATTACCAGGCAATCCGGCGATTCTGGCGTTTCGGTCAGAAGCATCCTGTGACGTGTGACGTCGTGGTGTCGAGCGGACAGGAGCGCGTGCTACAGGCGCTTCAGGAAAAGACCGCGAAGGCGATCGAACTCTATGAAAACCTGGTCGCCGCTGCGAACCAGAAGTTCACTCACGTCATCAAGCCATTCGACAAGGGACTAGACTGCCCTCCATGGTTGTGATGTAATACGCCACGTATTACATGCGAGAAACCGATATGAGCAAGCGGGAAAGGATGGGGAAAGATCACCCTCTATTCAATGGCGGGAAGACCAAGGATGCAAACGGATATGTTGTCCTGTCGTCAAAGATTCACGGAGAGAATGCGGGCCGCCGTGAGCATCGCGTTGTTATGGAGGCTCATCTTGGGCGGTCGCTTTCGATTAGCGAGATCGTTCACCACAAGAACGGCATCAAGAGCGACAACCGGATCGAAAACCTAGAAGTAATGGGACGCAAGGAGCACAACAGGCAGCATGCGCTTGGTTCCGAGCTTTCATGCTCCGCTTGTGGCGCTAAAAGATTCTACTCTCCAGCCATCGCCAAGACCTTGAAAACCCCTTACCTGTGCAGGAATTGCTATCCAGAGCGCCGATGGGAGGGGAAGCACCCTCTATCAAAGATTTCAAAGGGCGACGCGAACGCAATACGGGCTAGACGTTCATCCGGTGAACGAGGAAGGGACCTAGCCAAAGAGTATGGCGTAAGCGAATCAACTATCTGCGACATCATAAAATTTAGGAAAAACAAATGACCTGCAAAGACCAGACAAGAACCGATCAGTACTGGATTGTGAATTCAGATTGCATGGAAGTCCTGCCGACCATGCCGGCCGAATCTGTAGACCTTTCGATCTATTCCCCGCCGTTCGCTGGCCTGTACAACTACAGCAGCAGCGAGCGAGACTTCTCGAATTGCGAGAACAAAGAGCAGTTTCTTGAGCAGTACGATTTCTTGATTGCTGAAATGGCCAGAGTCACAAAGCCTGGACGCATCAACGCTGTGCATTGCACGGACGTTTTCGACAATTCATGCAGGCTTTGGGACTTCCCGCACGAGGTCATTCGCCTGCACGAGAAACATGGATTCCAATACCGCAACCGCATCACGATTTGGAAGGAGCCTTTGAAGGTTCGCATGCGCACGATGGTCAAAAGTCTCATGCACAAGCTGATTGTCGAGGATTCTACGCAATGCTTCACGGCCATGCCTGACTATGTGCTGATCTTCACCAAAAAGGGCGACAACGCTGTGCCCGTTACGCATCCGAACGGATTGACCAGGTACTTTGGCGATACGCCGATCCTCCCGAATATCCTGAACGCATGGAACAACGCCAATGAATCGAAACTCACGGCCCCCGAGCTTTGGGAATACCTGAAGTCGAACTTCGCCGTTCACGATGATCCGAAAAGCAACAAACTGTCGCACTACATCTGGCAGCGATACGCTTCGAGCGTCTGGGATGATATCCGCATCGACAATGTTCTCCCATTCCGCGATAGTCGAGAAGAGGACGACGAGAAGCACGTTCACCCGCTGCAACTCGACGTGATTGATCGGCTTGTCGAGCTTTATAGCAACCTTGGCGAAGTTGTCCTTACGCCATTCATGGGCGTTGGCAGCGAGGTCTATAGTCCGGTATCGCTTGGCCGCAAGGCTATCGGAATCGAGTTGAAAGACAGCTACTACAAGCAGGCTTGCTTGAATCTTGAACTGGCTGAGAAGCGATTCGCAGAGGAAGCATTTTCGCAACAGGACAGGTTGCTATGAATGACGCAAGTAAAGCCACAAATACCCGCCCGCACATCCATTCAGCACATGGCCTGACGCTGTATTGCAAAGGCTGCGATGAATGGTTATTGACCAGCGAGTTCTACACTCGATCCTGCGATAATCGGCGGAACATGATCTGGTTCTCGCAGTGCAAGCTATGCACAACTGCCAGGACACGCGCTAGGCGCAGGGACAAGCAATGAACACCACCCGCCAAAAAATCATCTGGCTACTGCAACACGCGGAACTGACCGTGCACCAGCTTTCGCAGTCCTGCGGATGCTCGGTATCGCGGGTCCGGCATGTGCTGGGCTACATCGGCGCAAGCGTAGTCAGCGCGCAGAAGGGAACCGGAGGCAGGCCGTGGAATGTCTATACCCTCCGCTGACCTTGCCGAAATCGCGGGGAAGGTGGACGAGATTGTGCGGGACTTGCAGGCGGAGCGCGAACAGCGTCGGCGCAAGTTCCCCGTAGGCACGCAGAGCCTTTTGACGATACAAAAGGTCTTCGGAGAATCAGCGCGAATGCTGTACGTCGAAGAGAACGGATACCGATACGGGAGAATGCCAACATGACCCAAGCCAGAACATTCAACGCAGACCTGCGCCACCATACGCCAGTCGGGAATATTTACTCCGATCCTGCCTCCGTCGCGCTGACCGTGCGCCAGCGATTGCGAAGCGTCGGAGGCGATACCGCGCATGTTGTCGTATTCGTCGCAAAGGAACAGATATTCGCCCCTGCGGCCACGAGCAAGGTAGTGCGGTGGCTGGGAGCTGATGCGATCATCGGCACGTACACCGAAAGCGCCCGCGCATCGGAGATTGCCGCAGACGTTCGGGAATGGGTGAAGGAGGCTGGGCGATGAGCGACCTAAAAAAACTATCCGACGACCTAGACCAGAAACGTGCTGCTTATCATAGACTGGGGTCGCAGAACACGTACGGACTGGACAACATCGAAGCTGCGCGACAGTCATTGGCCTATCAGAGAGCGGAAAGAGAGTACGTCGCGGCGGATTGGGCTTTGCGTGAAGCGGTGCGAATGGAAGATGAGGAATCCCAATGACCCGCCTACTAGCCCTAACCCTCCTCGCCGGGACCGCTTACGCGCAGCCCTGTGCTGTGCAGGTAGTCATCGACCTGACCACGTACGAGGGTCCGAAGCACTACCAGAACTTCTGCCTGAGCGAGCCTGCGCTGTACGGCAACGGGCTGCTGAGCGTGGAGGCGGTCGGGATAGGTGACAAATTGTTCCACGGAGATTTCGAGGTGTGGCCGTGAATGACCATGCGGTTCAGTTATTTTTTGGCAGAACGGCTATCGAGCAATTCTCGAAATGTTGGCTTTGGACAGGGAGCAAAGACAAAGACGGTTATGGGAGATTGAGATTCCAGAAAAAAACAATCCGAGCAAACAGGCTTTCATTCAGGATTTTTAAAGGCGATATTCCGCAAGGGAAACTTGTGTGCCACCACTGCGATAATCCGCAATGTGTGAACCCAGATCATCTCTATGCGGGGACCCCGAAACAAAACTCAGCAGATAGAGATAGGAGAGGAAGAGCAAACATTGCACATGGCCAGAGGCACTACAAAGCAAAACTAACGGACGATGAGGTTTTTCATATCAGGTCTTCAGGTGATCCTCTGCGCTCTTTGGCTAAGCAATATGGGCAAAGCGCATCAACGATTAGCCGTCTCCAGCTAGGGGTGGATAGGGTTGACGCTGGAGGCCCAGTCAGAGCAAGGATTGACACGCATCGTCGCACAGAAACGCATTGCGCGAACGGTCACGAGAGGAGCGCAAAAAATAGGTATATTAACCAGAAAACAGGGAAAGAGTTTTGCCGGAAATGCTGCGCTGATTCAGCAAAACGCGCTCGCCAAAGAGCACGGCCATGACCGAAGCATTCATCCTTGGCGTCGATAACGCCCGCGCCAGAATGGCGGCTGCATGGGGCGCAGCTTGCCGATGCCTGGAAGTCGGCAAGCGCGTCCGGGTGACTGTTGAGGAATGTCAGCCGACACGCACGCTGGAGCAGAACTCGAAAATGTGGGCCGTGCTCGGGGATATCGCGAAACAGGTCGAATGGCACGTTGACGGGAAATTGCGCCTTATCGAACCCGAAGACTGGAAAGACATTCTGACCGCTGGCCTGAAAAAGACACAGCGCGTGGCGGCTGGTATCGAAGGCGGTTTCGTTATGCTCGGTCAGCGGACCCGGAAAATGAAGATCGGGGAAATGGTCGAACTGATTGAGTTCGCGCTATGGTTCGGGACGGATCGCGGCGTGAAATGGGGCGAGGATTACAAGACGGAGAAGGTGGCATGAAAAGGACCCCCTTGCAGCGCAAGACTCCAATGCCCCGCCAACGCGCAGGAGTCCGCCGTACAGCCGCGCTCGACACATTGGCAGCCGTAACCACGCCAAAGGCACGGAAGCCGCTAAAATCGCGTTCTACGCCGAAGATGACGCCAGCGCGGAAGTCGGCGAAGGGGCGACCCTGTCTGGTACGCCTGCCCGGTTGCGATGGCGGCGGGGAAACTACGGTACTGGCCCATTACCGGCTGGCTGGACATTGCGGGACCGGGCTAAAGCCGCCTGACGTGCTCGGGGCCTTCTGCTGCGGCCCATGTCACGACGCTTGCGATGGTCGCCGGACGCTTGAGGGATGGTCGAAGACCGAAATCAGGTTGGCCCATGCCGAAGGTTGTTTGCGCACCGCAGCATTGTTGGAAACGGAGTCTAGCCCATGAAGCGCCGCGCCAATCGTGTAGACGAGAACCACGCGCCGATCCGAGACGCCTTGCGCAGTATCGGGGCCTACGTGGTCGATTGCTCGCAAGTCGGGGCAGGATTCCCGGACCTGCTCGTATTCTGGCGAGGCGAGTGCATCCCGGTCGAGGTCAAGAATCCCGATAAACCGAAGGCAGACCGACAATTGACGCCTGACCAAGTTGTATTCCACGCCGAAGCACTGGCGCGCGGGGTAACGGTGCGCGTGGTCGAGACCGTGGATCAGGCATTGGCGATTCTTGGCGCGAGGGTGAACGTATGACCGAGACATTCAGCTACGACCGCGCCAGCTTCGCCGAACGCGCTGCCAAGCTGGCAGGGGGAACGACCTTTCGGGAGCCGGTCGGAGGTCGAGGCACCAAACACGACCAGACCCCGGACGAGCATACGATAGCGGCCTGTTTCGCCTACGCCCGCAGAACGCCGCACGACATAGGCCCTGACATTGCCGTAGCGATCATCACCGGAACGCCTGCCCACGGCGACAAGATCGTGCGAGAACTGGCAGCCGCACTCATGGCTGGACTCGGCAGGCGGGCAGAAGGTCAGTTGCCCGATATCCTCCGTGTAGCGGCAGGCTGCTACCTGCGTGCGGTAAGGGGATCAGGCAGCCGACAGCCGGAAGGCATGGACAAGCGGCTATGGCAAATCGCCTCCGCACTGGGCGACCGCGTTCTATGGCAGGCAGCCGAGGAATCGCTATTTCGGGCCGAACTCGCATATCGACGCGCTGCGAAAAACGAACAGGCTCAAACCCGCTTGCAACCTAGCTTCGCGTAATGTAGGCTATAGGCTGGCGTTGCTGTCCGCAACGCACCGATTCGAGGGAATGCCGGACTGACCGGCGTGCGAAAGCTGGGGTTATTCCTGGAAGCCTCCCGCGACACAAAGGGATCAAGGCCGTAAATGGTGCCCATGCCGAGAGATCAGATCCGGCCCCTCGATACAAATTTGGCGGCAGATAATGCGCAAGCGGGTCTGAGAAGGTTGGCGAATCCGGCCGTCCCGCCAATGTTTCCCGAATCTGACCAGCGGCCAGTCCGCTTAGTAGGATTCCACCGGGGCCACCAGAGCAATCTGCGTGGCCTCTTTCGTTCTACGCCCGCTCCGGCCAACCCTGAACGGCAATTACGCCATACCGGTTCGCGGGCACCCTATTCGCGATTTGAAAGTTAATCGCCGCGATTGCCAAGTTAAGCGAGGTCACCATGCCGACGCCACGCAAATACCGCTACGTGTACCGGGATGCTGACACCGGGCATTTCTGCACTGCCGAGTACGCGAAAGCCAACCCCAAGACGACGATCCGCCAACGAATCAGGATGCACGCCTGCTAATGGACATGGTTCTTAACGTCGTCGGCTTAGTGCTGATCCCCTGCGTCCTTGCCCTGTTCGGGTGGATGGGCGCTATCTCCAAGTCGATCAGCGCCCTAGAGCTACAGGTAGCCCGCGAATACGTGAGCATGGCGAATCTGCGCGAAATCATGGCCCCGATCCAGAAAGACGTGCGCGATCTTGAGCGCCTGATGCTGCGAATTGCCGACAGGCTCCACGTCCCAGCGGTCAACGATGAGTAGCATTGCCGATGATGAGCGCAAGGCGCTTGTTGAAGGCATGAGAAGCCTCGCAAGCGCCCTTCACAACTTCGACGGATCGCGTGGCAATTCGTCCAATGTCCGGATAGAGGCAGGCGGCGCAGGGGTCTGGCTGGCGACGACATGTTGCCTCGTCATGCTGGGAATGATGTTTGTTGGCGGTCTATGGGCTTCTCGCGAGTTCGGACGAAATGATGCAGAACATGCAGAACTACGCCGCACGGACAACGACCTTAAAGACTACATTTCAGCGGCTTACCAAGTTTCCCCTGAGTTTCAGAAACGCATCGATGCCGAGAAGGTCAAGGCAGAACAGCAGAAATGAGCACGATTATCCGCATCACCCGTCCGCCGACCGAGCAGACCCAGCCCGAGACGCCTGGCGAAACCCTGTTCGATGGCGACGTTTCGACCAACAAGGGCTGCCAAGACGCCAAGAACGTGATCCAAGCACTGCACGACGAGACCTGAATGCCCCGCATCAACCCAAAAGGCATAGCGGCCATCGCTGCCGCTGGCCTGACGGTATGCTCGGGAGGCTTGATTGCCTTCCTCGGCAAATGGGAGGGCGCGACTGAGTACACG